CTCACCAGTAGGAGTAACACCATTCTTTTCAGCTTCGTGAATAGCGTCGATGTCTTCCTTAGCCTCAGCAGTAATCTTGCCTACCTTAGTAGTTGCCTTACAAGCAATAACGGCACTTGCAACAGCGCCAATAACACCAGCCACAACCAGAATCTCAGGGCTGTGCTTCTTAAGAGTCATAGTGGTCTTATTAACAACGCCACTAACGCTCTTCATGATTTCATTCTTATTTTTCATGGTTTGAATTCTCCTTTTTATTATTTGTTAGAATTGATTTCCGCACCGCAAGCAGCATAACCAGCCAAATCGACATAGCTGTCGTCCGTAGCCGTACCTGTTCTGATTCGTGCGATCTTGAGCAGTGCCATCATCATGGCAACATCGTTTGCAGTAAATTCAACGCCCTTATAGACGCTCCAAAAGCCAGCAATAGCGGTAAAGTTATCTTCGGGAGAACCGTATTCATTCTCCCGCTGACCGCATACACAAGCTTTTGCCTTATCCAGAGTCTCAGCTCTTGTCATCATTTTCATCCTCCTCATCAAGTGTATAAGGAATATAACTACGCTTACGTTCTTTAGCAACGACCTGGCATCCGCAAGCAGGGCAATCGAAAGCATCATACAGACGCTCTTCGTCATTAGATCCTAGTGCTACTGCAAAACCGGTTTTACCATTGTCACGAGCGATATAATGCTTCTCGATGATAGCATTAAATTTGGTACCACATACTTTACATTCAAGCATCTGAATTCTCCTTTCAGTTCAAAGGCACAACACGAGGGAGTTTGAGAATATAACCATCTCGAACTCTCACAGGCTGTGCACCATTGAGGTTTGTCCAACCATAACGGTTCATTGTGAAATTATCATTAGGAACACGAGCCAGATCGTACAGATCAGCTACACTAACAGTGCCGTACTGATTGATAATATCGTGCATAGCATCAAGCACAGATTCTGCATCGCCACGAGTGTCAAAGACAATATCATCGTAGTCGATTCCGCTTCGTCTGTTTGAGCCAGAGCCTGCGCGAACACGATCAGAGTTCTGGTCATAATAATTTCGATACGACACTTTCTGTGCTCCATTAGATCTCTTAGATCTACCGGCTTCGCCGTACAGAATCATATCGATACCTGTAGTAACAATGTCGGAAATAGCCTTTTTAACAGCAGGTACAATAACCTCCATCAAAATATAAGACTTAACATTGTTAGCATCTTCAGCGATAAAGACATCAGCGAATTTTTGCATTTCGCCTTTCTTTCTGGTTTTTGCAGTCCCGGTAATAACTGCTTCTACTTTTTTATCTGATTGAGCTTCCTGACGAGCCTTATCAGAATTAGATTTATATTCCTCCACGGGGTTTCTCCTTTCTTAAGCCGGAATAAGCTTGCCGGGCAATGTGATCTTGGTATTAGGCATCAAGCCATTTTCTTTTTTATAGCGATAAGCAAGATTACTTTTTGCCTTAGCTTCGGAAGGGGCGTATGTAGAAGCTTTCCAGCGATGCTGGACGCAATCTTCAAAACGCATAACGGGTCCATCATACCTGTATTCTCTCATGTGCTTAACCTCCAATCTTTTCAGGTAAAAAGATAAAAGGGAAAGCACCTTGTTACAGGTACTCCCCCTTATCCGAACCTTTCAAATTTCAGTTTTGTTTTAGTTTTCCTCAACCGCATTCACGACCTCAGAATCCGCGTACATCGCCTGCTCTTCAGCAGCCATCTTCTTCTGGTCGATCTTGGCCTTGATATTAGCCACTACCGGCTTTGCAACATACTTGTAGACAACATAGCCTACAACTACGCTCAAACCGATACCAGCGGCAATCTTTACGCCCTTGCTCATACCAGTGTTTTCGATAACCTCTTCAGTAGCCTCGATAACCTCGTTGTTCATGATGTTAGTGTTTTCCATTGTGAAATCTCCTTTCAAATATGTGAAATTACGGAAGTGTTCTTCCATTAAATAAGTTGTAAATTTCGCGCGGCAAATCACCTATAATCGTAAACTGGAGCTACTCTATAGTCCATTACGAGGCAAGGTGTGCCATTTGCGTCCAAATGAGACGAGAAATCGATCTCAATATAGCCTTTATCGATGTGCCAACCGAGATCATCGCCTAAAGTAGTGCCATCCAAACCGAGTTCGTAGTAAAAATCGTTCAAGCTGACATACATTTCATCACGCATCTGACGATTAAGGTCATTTACAATGCGAGTAATAGTATCTCTATCAGACTTGAAATATCTACCTGAAATGGCGTCATAGCAGATTGTATTACCTCCACGCTCGGTTAAAATAACCTCACGAACAGGATTCTTTATCATTTTTTCCTTAGCAACCTGCTCACGGATGCCCTGTTCTTTCTTTTCGCCGATCGTTTCTACCACTTTCTCCTGATACTCTTTGAGAGTAGTTTCGGAAAGGGTATAAGCAGTAGCAAGAGCCGCATTTCGACGCAGGTTTGTTGAACTCGCACCTACGAGACAAAGGACGGATGCTGTACCTACAATCGCAGATGGAATATAACAAGGCCATGCAGCCTTAACGGTTTCCATTTTGGTTAGTTCATCCGTATCAAGCTCTTCCTTTTTATCTTCGATAAGAACAAGGGCTTTAGGTGTCGCACGAACAGCCATAATGGTAGTAGTAATCATACCAGCAATACCAATGCCAGTAAGAATTTCAGGGCTATGCTTTTTCATAGCAGCCCTAGCGCTTTTAATGATGCTTGATAAATTGGGTTTAGCCATTTGTTTCTCCTTTCAGTGAATTAGCATTCGCCCACAAGGGGCGTCGATTTATTTAACCAACCAGAAAACCGGACGAACCCCGCCAGAGGTCGACGCGCCGCGGTAGTACGTAGTGCCATGGCCGTACACACGAGCGAAATCCGCCGCAGAATAATCCTTCTTAGTTGCATTTTGCAGCCAATACCACTCGTAGTCATCGTTATAGTCAGCTACACGATTCTTGCGCTTAGTCATGAGAGGAAGCTGCTCGTCATTGTCAGGCTTGATAGCTCGCTCATACCAGTCATCATGTCCAAACATCTGACCGTATGTAGGCAGCGTAAGATCCTGAATTCGTTCCTGCAATTCCTCAGGGAATGCGCTGAACAGAACAGTATCCATCCACTTCTTGAGCTTAGACTTAGCGTAACCGCCCTTATTAGTCCAGTCATTGTTCATAGGCTGCTCTGCAACACAGTCGTCAAACATGAACAGAACACCTTTGTCAGTGATTTTCTGAGCTGTTGCGGTAAATTCGCCAAACTCAGCCAGAGCAATAGTGATCTGATCGCCCATCTGAATCTGCTGAATGTCCTGTACTTCCAGTTCCTGCTTTCTAATTACGTTCATCATTGTTTTTTTTCTCCTTTCAAATTAAACAAATAACAGAATGATTTCTTCTGCTGTTTCGTAAGCCGTTCGAAATATAAATGTTCGTTGCTCGTCATCGCCGCTGTGATAAGCATAGTAATACATTTCGAACATGAAACTCTCGATAATATCAATAGGTGGATCAAGTGGACGATCCATGATACGCTCGATAATTTCTAATGCAGCCCATTGTTCATAGGACCTTTTCTTAAATTCGTATTTGTCCCAAGAAAAAGCAGGGCTAAAAAGATGTTCACGGATAAATTCCGTGACGAGTGTTACAGCTACATCGCACATAACCAATTATTGGACAAGAAGAAAGAGCCCTTGTTAGGACTCCTCTTCATCGTCTTCATTTTCGTTCAGTGCGGCAAGCTTTGCGTCGATACACTCGTTGATTCGTTCATCCATTTTCTTCTCGTTTACCCAATCGGTAAGCAATGTCATTGCTACACCTCCTACAGTTGCGACAAGACCAAGGATTTTAACCAATTTACTGTTATTCATAAAGCGAAACCTCCTTTTCGTTTTTCATAATGGGGAATGTATTTTTTGCGGACTTAGATATCTTCCATCCAGTCCGCTGTAGGCTCAAAAACCATATCGATAATATAAATCTCCATACCGTCTTCGAGTGTTACTCGTCGATGGTTGAAATCGATCCAGTAGATATCGCCGTTTACAGAAGACCAGCCAACAGCATCACCGAGTTCCGTCTTTTC